AATTATCGGCTGACTTACAAGCTCAAGTTCAATTAATTTGTGCGTCTCGTCCTTACGTTTTCGTAGAGGATTATAATGGTAACATTTTATTAGTTGGTGCAGCTAATGGAACAATGTCAAATTGCACAAAAGTAACCGGAGGAGCTGGAGCGGATTTATCAGGCTTTACTTTGACGATTACAGCTGAAGAAAGCAACTTGTCTCCATTTTTGGACTCAGGTGCTAAGACTGCTTTATACGCTTTAGTTAGCGACGTGGTTGTTTCCTAATTTTCTTTCATAGTTTGTTTAAAAAAAAGTCACTTCGGTGGCTTTTTTTGTTACAAAACACTATTTTTTAGTTATATATATATGTGGATATTTAATTTAACAGCGCCTTATCAATTTAAATGCATACCTCGAAACTATAATGGAGGGGAATTGACGTTTTATTTAAGGGATGAGCTAAGAGATACAACGACAGAGATTGAAATATTAGGCACTTATTACCAAAATAATGTGTTAATATTGAATTTTGAAGAGCCAATTTTTAAAGAGGGACAATCTTTTGAAATCACAATCAATGAAAATGACATTTTAATATATAGAGGCAAGGCTTTTGCAACCGCACAAACCGACCTTGAGAATTTTGAACTTAACAAAGGAGTTCTAAAAGTATAAATTTATGGAGAAATTACAAATTATAAACCTATCAAATTATATTCGCCCCGAGATTAAAGAGGTGAGCGGTAAAAAGTGGGTTTTAAACGGAGATAAAAATAGCTTTTATCAAGTTATTATTGATGCTTACAACGGATCACCAACTAACTCGGCAATAATTGACTCTTATAGTCAATTTATTTATGGTAAGGGATTGACGTCAAATGGTAAGTCTAAAAAGCCAAGCGAGTGGGCAGCGATTATGTCGTTAGTTTCTAAAAAAGATTTGCGTAAAATATGCAAAGATTTTGAAATGTTTGGAGAGGCGTCAATTGAGTTAAAATATATCAATAATAAAATACAAAGAGCTTTCCATATTGCAAAACAAAGGATCGCTCCAGAGGTTGCAAACGAAGACGGAGACATTACCGGATATTGGTATAGTTATGATTTCGCAAATGTAAATAAATACAAGCCGGAGCGTTTCGATGCTTTCGGATTTGGTGAGGGATCAAACGAACGCTCAGAGATTTATATAATTAGAGATTATCAGGTTGGGCAATTTTATTATAGCAATCCAAGTTACGTCTCAGGGATTTCGTGGGCGCGTATGGAGGAGGAAATAAGCAACTATTCAATCAATCACATTCAAAAGGGTTTATCATTCGGACATATTATTAATATGAACTGCGGTATCCAAGAAAGCGCCGAGACAATTCAAGAAAATACGAGACAAATTCGCAATCACTTAACCGGATCTCAAAACGCCGGAGCATTCTTTTTAAATTGGAACGATAATAAAGACAGCGAGATAACAATTTCAGCGTTAGAAGTATCGGACGCTCACCAACAATATGCTTACTTAAGCACTGAGGCTCGTCAACAACTTTGCACCTCTCACAAATTAACGTCTCCGATGTTAGTAGGTATAAAAGAGGCAAATGGTTTTAGCTCAAACGCTGAAGAGATTAAAGTTGGTTTTGCTGAGTTAATGATAAACGTAATCAAACCAAAACAAGAAATTATTTTGGATGGATTAATGGAGATTTTTGCCGTTAACGGAATAACTTTGGATTTACAATTTGAAAACTTAAGAGCTGAGGAAGTAATGGCCGACATAGTAACCGACTCAAATGGAGCTGAAGTTGCAACCATTACCAACGACGCTGCAATATCTTATAACGGAGCGCAAATTGCCTCAGCGATTGACATATTTGCAAAAGTAAGAGAGGGTATTTTAACTCAAGAGCAAGCGATTGTCTTCTTAGTTCAATTCCTTAACATTCCGGTTGAAGTTGCTCAATCATTATTTAGTAATCAAACCGCACCTTTGACACAATTAAAAAGTCAACACGTTTGTTGTTCAAAAGAAGACAACGGACTTTCTGAAGTTGCGGACGCTCTTATTGAAATGGGCGAAATTGTAAACGAGGATGAGTGGATTGAGATTGATGCGATACCAGTAACAAAAGACTTAGAAATTAACGAAATAACTTTGAACTTAGCGAGATCGTTTGCAAGTTTCCCAAATGTAACAAGCGAACAAGACACGGAACTTTTTAAAATTCGTTATTCTTACGAGGGAGCTTTTAACGCTCAAAGAGATTTTTGTAATAAAATGGTAAGCGCTGGGCGTACTTATCGCAAAGAGGATATTACAATTGCTGAGACAAAAGTAGTTAATCCAGGCTTAGGAGCTGGAGGAGCGGACAATTATAGCATTTGGCTTTATAAAGGAGGCGTAAATTGTCAGCATTTTTGGATGAGAAAAATATATTTGCGTAAAAATAACGAGAGAATAAGCGTAAACGAGGCTCGAAAAATGATTTTAGACTTAGATCCGGCCGACAGACCTCAAGCGAGATGGCAAGAAAATGAGATTGAGGTGGCACAAATTGCCTCAGAGAGTAACAATTTTTGGTCATTAACACCAAATTATAGACAATAATGGCGACAACTATATTACTAAAAGAAAACGAACTTACTAAAAATACCCTTTTGGGTGGAAATATTGATATTGATTTATATATTCCATGCATCGCAGACGCTCAAAGGATAAGATTAGAGGAGATTTTAGGGGAAACTCTTTATAATAAAATTTGCTTAGACTTTGAGAACGACGATTTAGAAAATGAATACTTAACTCTATACGAGGGTTATATTGTTCCGTTTCTAATTGCAGCCGCAGCGGTTGAATATTTATTGATTGGAGCTTACAAAGTAAATAACAATGGAATTTTTAAAGCTCAACCGGATAACTCGGTTGCTGTAGATAAGACCGAAGTTGACTATCTCGTTAATAATATGAGATTAAAATCTGAAATGTACCAAGACCGGATGTTGAGATGGTTGTATAAATTTAATTTGCCAGAGTACGTAAGTAGTTCAACAAACATAGTCAACCCAATGCGCTCAAATTTAATTTGCGGTAAATGGTGGCTAGACAAACCATATTAAAATGAGGAAGACAGATAAGAGGACAGAGGAAAACATAAAAAAATTAAAAAAATTTTTGACAAATGGCGCAGACATTAAACTTTACAACCAAAAGAGGGGACACATTCAAACTGGTAACCTTTCAAATAAACATTAACGAAATTCCGCTTGACTTAACAGACGGAGAGGTTAAGATGCAATTAAGAAAACAAGCTGGAGGCGAAGTTGCTCTACAACCTGAGTTAACTATTTTTGATGCTGAAAACGGCCAATTTGCAATTAACGAACAAATTATCGATATTCCGGCTTGCAATTACAAATATGATATTCAAGTTACAACCGAAGACGGCCAAGTTAACACTTGGATAAGTGGATTATTTACAATCACGGACGACATAACTCGATAATATGAGCGACAATATAGACATAATAGTTCAAGAAACTATCAACGATATTATTGTAAACTCATCGACAATAGTTGAGACAATCGACATAGTCGTTGAGTCCTCAGCTGAGGAGATTACAATTATAAGTAATCCGAATGATTATATTATTAATATTAATAGAGTAATCGGAGAGCAAGTTCAAAGCGATTGGGATATTACAATTCCAGAAAATCCGGCATATATTAAAAATAAGCCAACTATTCCAGCGACGCAAGTTAATAGCGATTGGAATGCGGTTTCCGGAATTGCTGAAATATTAAATAAGCCAACAATTCCAACTCAAGTCACAAACACAAGCGAGTTAATAAACGACGGAGAAGACGGAGTGCATCCTTTTATTACAAGTGGAGATATTCCAGCGCCTCAAGTTAACAGCGATTGGAACGCGACGAGTGGAGTTGCTGAAATATTAAACAAACCAACTATTCCGGCCGAGCAAGTTAACAGCGATTGGAACGCTACAACGGGCAAAGCACAAATTTTAAATAAGCCGACTATTCCGTCAATTGATGGACTAGCGACAATTATTTATGTAGATCAACAAGACGCTTTAAAAGTCGATAAGATTGAGGGCAAAGGATTAAGCGCTAACGATTTCACAAATACATTAAAAACAAAGCTTGACGGAATACAAGCCGGAGCGGAAGTTAATGTCAACGCCGATTGGAACGCGACAACTGGAGACGCAAGGATTTTAAATAAGCCAACTATTCCGTCAATTGATGGTTTGGCAACTATTGCTTATGTAGATTTACAAGACTCTTTTAAGGTTGACAAAATAAGCGGAAAGGGTTTAAGTACAAATGACTTTACAAATACATTAAAAACAAAATTAGACGGCATCCAGGCTGGCGCTGAGGTAAACGTTAACGCTGATTGGAACGCGACAACGGGAGACGCTCAGATATTAAATAAGCCAACTATTCCGGCAGCTCAAGTCAATAGCGATTGGAATGCAACGACCGGAGTGGCTCAGATATTAAACAAGCCTACAATTCCGGCGGCGGTTACAAATACGAGCGACTTAATAAACGACGGAGCGGACGGAGTTAATCCTTTTATAACTGCCTTAGATA